AGTTGGAAGCAGAATGCTTTTTACAACGGTATCAAGGTGATCACAACTACCCGCTTCATCAACAATACAGATATGTGAATCACCGCCGCGAAGTTTTTCGGCGTGTCCTGAATCGGTTCCTGCTAATTGAATTTCAGAACCATTTGGAAAATAATAAATGTAATCTTTTGTACGGAATTCGGGTTTAACGTCTTCTGGGCAATCTTCTAAAAGTTTTTTAAAAAGAGGACGAACGTTATTATTAACCTGAAGTTTTGTTGGGGAAACAAATTTAACAATACTATTTGGAGTTTTGATGCACTGCTCTAAAGCAAGAACGCAAAGAAGATAGGTTTTACCGCTACGACGAGCGAGTAACCACGTATGAATCTTAAAGGGCGCGTTATAATAAGACGTATGCATTTGTTTTTGCACTGCGTCTAATTTCCACGAAAGCTCCCCTCGCCTCCACAGCTCCTTTATTGCTTCTGCTTTGGAGATTTTATGGCTCATTGTGTTCAATTAAACTCATTAAATCTTTGCTATCAATATTTTTAGTTTCGACTTTAATTGTCTTTGGGCTGTTCTCAAGAACATTGATGATCTTTGAGAAAATTTCAACGCGCTTTGCTTCTTCAAGAGTCAATTCGCGCTCAAAAGAAACTTCTTTTAGTCGATTGAGCTGCATCCTGCAAATGGCTTCTTGATCTGTTGTAAGAAATTTTTCAGTTGAAATTACAGGATTTGTTTCGGTTGTAATAACAGGAGCAGTCGTCTCTAAAAGCTTTTTAAGATGAACAATTTCGTCTTCTAGCTCTTTATTTTTCTTGTTAAGCTTCATTATTGTTTTCTGTTGTGCTTCAGAAAAAACTCGAAGCTCAGCCAAATCTTTTGCTTCATCAAGCATCTTTTCAAGAGACATAATTAATTTCTACCAATTTGAGAGTTTCTAATCTGCTGACCAAGCTTTACGCTTGAAAGAAGAGCTTTTACATCTTCAATTTCTTTGCTTTTTTCAGCAATGCGTAATTCTTGTTCTTTAAGCTTTTCTTGAAATTCTTTAATATTACCATCAACAGACTTAAACTGATGATATGCCGAATAGCCAGCGAGCACTAAAAGAACAATAGAATCAGTGAGTTGAGCGCCAAGTATCATTAGCTTTAGCGAAAAAGCGCAAAACAATCCCAGTGGCAAAACCTTTGTTAATTTTTCCATACATTCCTAACTGGTTGTTTTATAAGCATTTTTTGCGTAAGCCACTGTTCTGTTAATTACCGTAAAAACGGCGGTTGGCGTTGCTATAAAATACTTATAAATAAAGTTGTTAAATTCAACAACTATATTAGAGGGTTATATGCAACTAAATTATAAAATTTGCCGCATGTGTTCGTCATTTATGCTTTCTCATCCTCAAACCGCAGGATGGTTAAAATGTCCATCTTGTGGGTTTTCTAAGATAGAAAAGCAAGTCATTACACCTGATGCCTATCTTATGGGAAGAGATAAACAATTTCCTCAAGAACTGACTGAAGAAATCACTAATAATCTTATCATACTTTTAGAAAAAGTAAATGCTATTTTATGGGAACTAAAAATAGACAAAGCAACAGTGTCATCGGGGTGGCGTCCGGCTGCAATTAACGCCGGAGTAGCCAATGCCGCTAAAAAAAGTTATCATATGATAGGAAAAGCCGTTGACATTATGGACGACGCCAATCAATCTCTTGCCGCTAAAATATTAGCACAACCCGATCTTCTTAAAAAATATGGTCTTTGGTTAGAAGATCCAGCAAGCACAAAAGGACAACGCACAAACTGGGTTCATTTAGATTTTGGCGATCGAACTGATCGCCCGCTTCGAATGTTTAAAGTCTAAATAATAATAGATCGGAAGAGCACACGTCTGAACTCCAGTCACACTGATATATCTCGTATGCCGTCTTTTGTTTTAATAAAACGGCGACCACCGAGATCTACACTCTTTCCCTACACGACGATCTTCCGATCTCGCACAAACTGGGTTCATTTAGATTTTGGCGATCGAACTGATCGCCCGCTTCGAATGTTTAAAGTCTAAATAATAAT